TCGCCGTCCACCCAGACCTTGCCGAAGGTGCCTCTCCACACCTTGTTCGCGTTGAAATCAGCCATTCTTCTTCTCCTCCTCTCAGCCCATGTAGATGTTCATGACGAGATCTTCCATGGCGTCGATGATGCGGCAGGTGGCCGTCAGGTAGACGTAGCTGCCGTAAGGCGTCGCCTTGGCCTGGGCGTCGGTCCAGTCGGAGACGTCCTTGCCGGCGGCGGCCCAGGCGGCCCGGATGGCGTCGGCGTCCACGGCCACGGCGTTCTCGCCGGCGGCGTCCAGCACGCCCATGGCGGTGAGGTCCCGCATATAGCCGAGGATGGCGGCGCAGAGGTTGCCCTGGTTGTCGGCGCTGTTTCGCACCTTGCCGAGGTAGTTGTCCTTGAAGACCCGGATGATGTCCTGCTGGAGCAGATCCATGACCTCCACCACGGCGATCTTCTTCATCTCGGCGGTGTAGGTGGTGCCCAGGGTCTTCAGGGTGTTGACGCCCCGGGCGATGCGGATGACGTTGTCGTCCCGGTACAGGCACAGGTTGCCGGCGTCGATGACGGTGTCGATGGTGCTCACGGCAGAGCAGGCGTCGAGGTCCGTCAGGGCCCAGCTGGTGACGCTCTGGGTGATGGGGCAGGCCGCCAGGATCCCGGCGAGCCGCGGCAGATAGGCGTCGATGGCGGTGGTGGTCGAGGCGCCCGCCAGGGTCACCGTGGTGTTCGCCACGTTGACGACGTGGATGTCGTCGGCGGAGCTCTGGCCGGCCACCAGGGCCTTGATCTTCCGGGCACGGCCGGCGGTGTTCACGGTGCCGACGTAGGTCACGAGGCCCGCGTGGAAGGTGCTCACGTTGGAGCACACCCAGTCGAAGTTCAGGATGTCCAGGATGGGCGTCACGGCGGTGATGGTGTCACTGCTGCCCACCCGCACCACGATGACCTTGTAGGGCCCGGCGAGGAACGCCGAGGCGATGCCGGCGTAGTTGGCGGCGGTGTAATCGCTGTCGTCCACCTCGGCAAGCGATCCATACTCTCTGTAAGAGAACGAGGTGTCCGTGGTGTCCTTGATGACGAAGGCCAGCACGCCCCGCTCGGATCTGGCCACTGCCGTGGCGGCCAACTTCTTAAAGTTTACGTTGATGGTCGGAAGTCCCAAATTTTCTCAGTCCTTTCGTTTGTAGTCATTGTGAGGAGGGCGAAGCCCGACGCGGCGATCCGTTACTCCTCCTCCTCCTCGTCCGGACGCACCACGCACTGGCCGTTTTCATACAGGATGCGCATGGTCTCGCCCGTGCCCTCGGCGGCCTTCGGATCCACCTGGTAGTTCTCCGCCTCGAAGCCGGCCACAAGGGCGTAGTCGCTCATTACGATCTCGAAGTCCACCTCGTCGGGATACAGCCAGAAGGCCCCCGTCACCGGGATGGGCTTCGACAGGAGACGCCGCAGCCGCTCCTGATAGACGATCAGGTCCAGATACCCCTGCTCATCGTCCCTGGAGAACCGCGTGATCTCGAAGCGGTAGATATCGTGCCGCACAAGGCCCTCCATGGAGGAGGTGACGTCCGCTGCGTGAAGGAACGTGGCCGGCCGGGGAAAGCCCTCCCGGATGTCCTTCGTCACGGGGGCCGCCCCGAACTCCCGCTCCAGCGCGCCGGATACGGCGCGCATGCAGTCGGTCAGATTGATCATCATGTCAGGTCAAGCCCCCTGTCCAGCAGTTCGTCGATGAAGGCGTCGGCGTCGTCGAAGAACTCGTCCGCGATCCGCTTCCGCGCCTCGGTCACCGGGTATTTGCCCGGCACTTCCCTGTCTGTTTCGTTCCCCCACGCCACGAGGTGATGCCCGTGCTCGACGAGCCAGGCGTGGGGCGCTTTGTTGTAGATCCGGACCTGCCAGTCCCCCTGGTAGGTGTGGGGCGCGGACTTGTCGATGCCGGCCAGCAGGTTCCCGGTCTTCTTCTTCGTCCTTGTCCGGGTCTCCTGCCGGACGTACTTCCGGCCCTTTGTGGAGACCTTCCGGAGCAGCTCCTTGGCCTCTTTGGGGTATCTGGTGTTGATGATGGCCAGCATCTCCCGGTCCAGCTTCTCCAGCTCGGAGAAGTCGAAGCCGTTTCCCGTGCTCACCGCTGCTTCACCTCACAGAAGAGCTCCAGGGTCTCGTGGCGGAGGTAGGGATCCAGGACGTACAGGATGTCGTACCGCGTCCCCTCGATCTCCATCCACATGTCGGGCTTCACGTCCGGCCGCCAGCGGACGGTCACCTTGTGGGTGGTGTCCGCCAGCTGGGTGTCGGCGGCCCTGCCGGAGAGCATGGAGCCGGTCTGGGGCGTCACGCCGCACCAGACCGTGGCAAGGGTCCGCTCCTCCACCGGATACTGGCCCAGGGCGTCCCGTGCCATGCCCTCGCCCTTGTACTTGATGACGCCGATCTTGTCCAACTTCGTGGCGGGGTTGGCGTAGCTGTGGATCATCCCGCAGCCGCCTCCTCCTCGTACAGCTCCGGCGTCGGCAGGAGGTTCGTGCTGTGCAGGTTCAGGATCTGCATCACCGTCGGGTTCCGGGTCTGGTACTGGGTCACGATCTGCCGGTTGTCGTACATCTCGGCGGCGGTGACAAGCACCGCGTACTTCAGGTCGTCGTTGGGATCCGCGTCGGTGTCGCCGGCAGCGGCGTCCCGCTCGCAGGGGAGCCCGGTATAGGCGGAGGCCATGCGCTCCGCGCTGATGACCGCGCCGGAGCACATGGCCTTGATACCGTCAGGGAGGTCGTCGTAGTCGGCGGGCGAAATGGTCACGCGAGCGAATACCGCGAATTCGTCCGCCGCTATCTTCGGGATCCGCATGTGATCACCGCCTTTAAGCGGAGTGCATGGTCAGAACGGCCAGCTTCTGCGCGTCGGTGATCTTGGAGTCGAACTCGAACCAGGCCACCACGCCGATGGCGTGCTGGGTGGCGTACTTCTCTCTGAGGACCTCAATGGAGATGTCCTCCCGCAGGTTGACGGACAGGCCGCTGTAGTCGCCGTACAGGATGGCCTTCTTGCTGGCCGCCATGTCGTCCATGTTGTCAGAGACATAGACGGGCTTGCCCAGGAGGCGGTACGGGAAGGCGCTGGCGAAGTCGCCCTGGAGCAGATACATGCCGTTGCCGTCCTTCAGCTTCTTGATGGCGGTGAAGGTGGCGGGGCTCATGGTCCAGCAGGCGTTCTGCTGGTATGCCTGCTTGACGCACGCCTGCAGGCTGATCAGCTCGTCGGCGGTGACGGCGGAGGTACCGGCGGCGGTGATGCCGTTGGAGGTGTTCACGGCGCCCTGGGCGGCGCTGGAGCCGGTGCCCTTCAGCAGCTGGCCCTCCAGCCAGATGGCGATCTCATCGGCCATCTGGTTGACGATGAAGGCGGTGACGCTGAAAGCGCCGTTGTTCTCTACACTGCGGCCGATGAGGGTCAGCGCGCCGGCCAGATAACCGCTCAGATCCACGGAAGTGAAGCGGCCGGCGTCGGCGGTGATCTCAGAAAACTCCGTCTGATAATCCACGGCGATATTGTGGGTGCTGTTGGCGTTGCCCCACACGGGGACCTTCAGGGTGCCCTTGACACGGTACAGGGTGCAGCCGGCCAGGATGGGGCAGCGGTCCTTGATAGCCTTCACGATGCGGTTGGAGATGGTGGTGGGGATGATGGCGCCGTTGTTGCCCATGGTGACGTTCTGCTCACCGGAGCGCAGCTCCGTGGCCTTGCCCAGCACGTAATCGGCGAAGGCGCGCTCCTCGGCAACGGCGGGGTCCTCCTTGGCCACCTGCTCCACGGCCTTGCGGACCTCGGTCTTGTCCAGGGCCTCGGCCTTGTCCAGGGTCTCGTCCAGGGCGCGGATCTCGGCCATGATCTCGTCATAGCGCTTGTTCTCGTCCTCGTTCAGGGCGCGGGTCTCTGTCTCCGCAGAGGTCAGCATGGTCTCTGCCTCCTTCAGCAGAGCGGCTCTCTTTTCGATCAGGGCTTTGGTGTTCATGTGTATATCTCCTTTCGTCAGATCAGATTTGTGGTCAGGTAGCGTCGGCGGCCATGATGCCCGCCGTCTTCAGCTTGCTCAGTAGGGCGTTCAGGTCGGCCTTCAGGTCGGCAACGGACGTCGCGGTGGACGCCGCCTGGTTGGCCAGCAGCGGCGTCGCGCCGGCGTCAAAGACCAGCTGGCCGCCGATGTGGGTGACCGCGCCTCCCTGCTCGGTGTAGTTTTTGGCGTTGTAGCTCACAGGTGTTCCCTCCTCTTGAGTTTGAATACTTCGACCGTCTTGCGCTGGATCTCCGTCTGGCTCTCGCCGTACTCGTCCTGCTCCGTGACGGTCTCCTTGGTCTCGGTCTCCACCGTGCGCACCACGTCAGGCGCGCTCACGGTGTCGAGCCGGTACTCCACCAGCAGCTGATCCTCGTCCCGGGTCTCGATGCTGGTGGCGATGTAGGCCGGCGTCTTGTCCAGGATGCTGACTTCCCGCAGCTCCATCTCCTCCACCACCCTGCGGCGGTCGTCGCCCTCGCCGGTCCACTGGTCCGCCTTGGCCACGAAGCCGAAGCTCCAGCCCCGCAGCTCTCCGGCGGCGGCCTTCTCGATGACGGCGGGGTCCGTCACCACGGCCTCGGCCTTCAGGCCGATGTTGTCCTCCCGCAGCTGCAGGCAGCCGGTGGTGTCGCCCAGGACCCGCTCGTGGTCAAAGCGGAGCTCCACGGGTGTGCCTGCGGTGAGCGCCTGAGCAAAGGCGCCCGGCGCGATCTGCTCGATGAAGAGCCCCTGCTTGTCCCGGATCGGCCGGCTGTCCCGGCCCACTACGTTGACGTAGCCGGAGACGTCCATCCGGTCCTTAGACCTGATTTCAATTCTCACCTCGGTTCACCCCCTTTCCGCCGTCCAGGTCCGTCCATTCCTTCGTGTTCGGGGTGTAGATCGTTTTCGACACAGGATCGTAAATGACGGTATCCAGGCCCAGCCGTACGAAGTCAAGCCCCAGCGGGTTCATGCCTTCTTCGTAGCGGACCTCATCCGGCTGCATCCAGCCGTTCCGGATCGCCGTCTCATACGCCTGGTATCGAGCCAGGGTATCGGTGCCGTCCAGCGCGTCTGTGTCCAGCTCGAAGCGCAGGGTGGCCTTCTCTGCCTCCAGCAGGCAGTACCGGTTCAGCGCCGTCTCCAGCGCCCGGATGATGGGGATCAGGCCGAAGCGGACGGAATTCTTCAGATCCTCCGCCGTCCCTTTCCCCTCAATGACGGCGGGCACGATCCCCAGGATCATGAAGACGTTCCGGCCGTTCACCGTCTTGTTCTCGTTGAGCTGGGCGTCCACGGCGGTCTGGCTGGCGTCCTGGAACTCCAGGCCGTCGTTGAGCACCACCACCGTCTCCTCGCTGCTGGAGCTGTAGAGGTTTCTCCAGCTGGCCTTCAGCTGGTCGATGACCGCCTGTGTCAGCCGGTTCTTGCTCTTCAGAAAACCCTTCTTCGAGCCGGTGCGGACCATGTTGTTCTCATACGCCAGTGCGTTGATCATGGTCTCCAGCTGGGTCTGCAGCTCATCCACCAGCCCCCGGCCGGTGACGCCGTCCCGGGTGGAGCGGAGGATCCGCATGACCTCATAGGGCTTCAGGGTCTTGCCGTTGATCCGGATGTCCGCCCGCTTGAAGACGGGATCCGTGTTCACCGTCACGGAGATATACCGCGGATCCACGTAGTTCAGGCTCTCGATCCGGGAGCTGCCCTGCCAGTTGACGTAGGTGTAGCCGCCGCCCGTCAGCAGATAGTCCCGGATGATAGCGCTCTTCCACTGGTAGGCGTCCAGCAGATCCCCGGTCTCGGCGTTGAGCAGCTGCAGCCGGTAGTCGTCCCGGACTTCCTCGGACTTCTTGCCGTCGGTCCGGTACAGCTTCACCGGCAGTCCCGCGATGGTGCCGGAGATGAAGGACACCGCGCTGTGCACCGCCGGCACGCCCATGGCCGTCTCCTCCGTCACCGCCGTCCCCTTCAGGGCCGCCCGGAGGGAGGCGTCGAAGATCTCCTCCCCCAGCTCCCGGGCCGCCTCTCTCGGCTCCCTGTTCTTGAAAATTCCCATGTCATCACCTCAAATCACTTGGATGCCCCAGTCGATGACCTCGGAGAAGATCACGTTCTGCTGGAGCATATAAACGGCGTTGATCAGCGCCACCACCATGTCCACCTTCCCGGAGGACTTTTTCTTGTTCACGTACCGGTTCATGTTCGTGTCATAGGCGCAGCGTGCGTTCTCGAAGTTGATCTCCAGCAGCTCGTTGGCCTCGTACTCCAGCCGCCCGTCGGTGATCATCTCCGCCAGCCACTTCACAGGCGGATGCAGCACGGAGCTGTGCTGCCTCACCTCGCAGCAGGGGTAGCCCTGCCCGCCGTCCCGGCCCGCCTCCCACTTCTGGGCGCTGGAGAGGCAGTTGTACCGGTCGAAGCCGATGCCCATCACCGTGACGCCGTATTTCTGCTCGATATCAAAGACGAAGTCCTCCACCACGCCGTAATCGATGGTCCTGCCGCCGCAGGGGATGCACTTTTCCGCGGCGATATAACGCTTGTAATCGCACTTTTCCGCGGCGGTCTTCTCCTCCACCCGGTCCTCCGGCACGAAGCACACGGAATCCACCAGCACGTGGCCCGTCTCCTCGTCCCAGGCGGCCATGGACACCGCCGTGTTGTCGTTGGTCATGGACAGGTCGACGCCCAGATAGACCTCCCGGCCCGTCCAGTCGATCTTTTCCACCCGGCAGGCCATGAGATCCGTGATGGGCACGTAGCACTCCGTGCCTTTGCCCTGGTAAATGATGTTGCAGTGCTTGCAGAGAAAATTCTCCCGCCTGGCCTCCACCTCGATGGCCTGCTGCCGCTTCTTTTTCAGGTCCTCCATGATCTCCGGCACCTCAAGAGCCAGCGGATTGCCGTGGACCAGCACCATATCGTCCGTCATCCAGGGCGTGGGGTCGTCCGGCTCGTACAGCAGGGCGAAGACCGTCTCGTCCTCTACCACGCCGTCCAGGATCCGCTTGGCGTAGCCCACCTCGTCCTCGAAGGGATTCTTGCTCTTGGGGTACTTCGTGGAGATCACGCAGCCCAGCTTGTTGAGGATCGTCAGCTGGCCGGACCGCATTGCCTCCAGGGCGTAGGCGTTGGGCAGCGCCCCCACCTCGTCGGCAAGAAAAACGGACGGCAGCTTGCCGTCCAGTCTGGAGGTGGAGTAGTTCAGGGGGATGTATTCGTTGTCCGTGACGGTGCAGCTGATGCTGTCCCGGAGGATCTTGAACTTTTCCCGCCCGTTGATGCGGCCCATGAGCGCCGGAGAGCTGTGGATGATCTCCTCGATGGCCGTTTTCACCTCTCTGGAGAGGCTCCCGTCCGGCGCCACGGAGTAGAATTTGCTGAATTTCGGCTCCATGAGGAACAGGAGCAGGAAAATGACCGCAACGAGGAACGTCTTGCCGTTTTTGCGGCAGATCTCCAGGATCGCCGTCTCATAACGCCGTTTTTCCGTGTTTTCTCGGTTTACGACGCACAAAATGGCAACGATAAAGAGCCATTGGAACCCCACCAGCGTGTCTGACACACGCTGACGGGCCCGCAGGCCCTTCGCCATGACCATCAGGGAGAGGTACCGCTCCACCTTCTGGAGGTTCTCCTCGCTGATCATGTACTTCTTCGATTTCCCTCTGGCGATGAACAGGAACTCCGCGCACTGCAAAATGACGTATTTCGGGGCCTTCACGGTCCCCTTTACCACCGCGGAGGCGTATTCGTAGGCCGGATGCTGCTTAATCACCGGCCATCGCCTCCATCAGGGGATCTGCGGCCTCTTTCCGCTTCGCCGTCATCACGCTGCCCAGCTTTGCCCGGGCCTGCGGGGAAAGGCAGAACTCGTTGCAGCCCTTCCAGACCGTTGATTCGTACTTCGCCCGTGTTGCGGTGACCTTGCTGTCGAAGGGATCCAGATGCCCCCGGTTGATCTCCCGCTCGATGGTCATGAGCCTGTCCAGGGCGATGGCGAACACCGCCAGGGTCATGCTGTCGATGGCGCTGACGATGTTGGCGTCGATGAAGTGCGCCACCACCGTCTCGAAGATCTCCCGCTGCATCGGCGTCAGGTCGTCGGGACAGGTGATATCCTGGCTCCCGATGAGCCGTTTGTCCATCTCCGTCCTCGCTTGGATGTCCGCCCGCGTGTTGTGGCCCTTCGCCATCTTCGCAGGCTTCGCCGGCGTACTCATGTTTCCCCTCCAAACTCACTTTCTCAGCCTTCTAACGCACACCGTGCGTTGTTTGCATCCATTCTATGCATAAATCCTGCATACCCGATTCTCTCACACCGGAACACCCCCTCTACACTGA